CGTTGTCAATGTAGTGCTGTAAAACATTATCAAGCATGGTTATTAAATCTTGTATGAAGTCATCATCCTTTGACCAGTCATCAAAGTGTTCTAAGTTTACGGATGATAAACAACATACTGCTGTTCGTTCTTCGTTGGTAGGTAAAGTAATCTCTGAACATAAGTTACTTTGTCTAATCTTTAATCCTAATTCTTTTTGTTCTTTAGGTAGAGCCTCGTTACAAGTATCAATGTTTACCATGTAAGGTTCGCCTGTCTCTGCTCTAGCATTTATTATCTGCCACCATAAGTCTCTAGCGTTAATAGTTTTAACAGCTTCGTTAGTCTTAGGGTCTATCAATCTCCAGTCTTCATCTTTCTGTACTGCATCAAGGAAAGAGTTAGTAATGTTAATACCGTTATGAAGATTAAGATTCTTTCTGTTGATGTCTCCACCAGATTCTTTTCTCATGTTAATAAACTCTTCAATCTCTGGGTGACTTATATCCATGTAAGCCGCATAAGAACCACGTCTTGTAGTGCCTTGATTGAAGGCTAACATCTGAGAATCAACTACATGCATGAAAGGAATTGAACCAGTAGAACGACTACCGTGAGTAGTAGATATACCGTTACTTCTAATATCTCCCCAATATCCACCAATGCCTCCACCCGAACTTGCCAACCAAATATTCTCGTCATAGTGAGCAGATAAACCACCCCTACTATCAGGAACATAATTAAGAAAGCAACTGATAGGAAGCCCACGAGTTGTTCCCCCGTTGCTAAGTATAGGAGTGCTAAACATGAACCACCTTTGGGAACTGTAGTTATAAAGTCTCTGAGCCAATTCAAAATCTGTCTCGCCTTTGAAAGTTGCTCCGAAGACTGAGGCTCTTGCGAATGCTTCTTGGGCATGTGTTTCTCCTTCCCAAAAATATCTATCCTTGAGTGTATCTAAACTAAATTTATCAAATGTTTTTTCTCTATCGTAATCTATTGTTATACCTAGGTAAGGCTTCTTTCCTATCTTGTCATCAATCATTATCTTGTTCCTGTAAATGTAAAGCTATTATAGCATAGTGTATAATCTTTCGTAAGTCATCTGGATTATTTCCGTTCTTCTTTCCATACCTCATAGCATACTTCATAATGTTTCCAACACAGAATCCTTCTCCATGTCCTGTATCTAATATTATATCAGTAGCTTGATACTTACCGTTAGCATAGTGTTGGCTATATGTATTACCTATGTAAGCTTTTATCTCATTTAATATTTTATCTTCTCTAAACTTGTATTCCACTTTTCCATTCCTCCGGTAATGTATCTTCACTATACCATGTGAAGTTGTTTGTCTCAGCCCATTCAGCATGAGTTCTTTTTGTTTTATCTTTTCTTACTTTAGCACCCGGCATTGGAGAGAAAGGTTTCTGAAACAAGAACACTAACTCATAACCTTTAGGTAAAGCTTCTCGTATATGTATGTACTTACTATACTCTGCATAGTCCCAGAACCTACCTTTAGCTTCTAGTAAAATTGTTTTACCATCTATAACCTTTACAAAGTCAGGCTCGTACTTATGCTTAACAACATAATGAATGTTATCCCAATGATGTTTCCATTCCTGTAGTAAAGTCTCATGTAGTGTTGCTTCCCATAAACTATCGTAGCCTTTGGGAACATTTACTTTCTTAGGCCTAGGCTTTCTTGGTACTCTTCTAGGCATCTAACTCTTCTAAATGAAAGTTAGGATTCTGTTTTACTTTCTTATAAAACCATCTCAGACTATAAGCACTTAACATAAACTTATTGTTTGCAAAGATATGTGTTTGCTCTGGAAGAAACTCATGTAAGTTTTTCTTACCAATCTTCTTAGTATCTTCTCCATCTGGAACCATTGTTCTTATCCAATTGATAAGTAACTCTTCTCCTCTACGTCTTAATCTCTTAGCTTTTCTACCGTTCATATCTGTGTTACCTCTATAACATTAGGAACTTTAGGTACTTGAGTTAGGTATCTATATCCTGTTGAATATTTAAACACCCTTAATCCTTTACCATCGTTAGCATCTTTATGACAATCATGTTTAAACCTACACCAAGTACAACCTCTTGCAAGTTTCATGTTACCAGACTTACCATCTGGTTCATCATCATAACATTTCTCAGGTGGTGTAGCTAACTTAACAGCCTTTTTAATATTAGTTATTTTCTTTTTAATATTAGGCTTATCAAAGTTATCAGGTTTAAACATAGCCAACTCACCAGACTCTTTGTTCAGTGCAAGGAATCCACCATGAGTAGTTCCTTCTGCTGATTCGTATCCGGCAAGTTGAGCCATGTACCCGAAAGGGTCATCCTCTGCTAGAGTCCCATCTTTAAACTTCTTAAAGGCATAGTTAGAAGCAGTCTTAACATCAACAACTTCTCCATCAATAACACAGTCCATGTGTCCTTTGATTCCAGAAACTGTTATCTCTTTCTGTTCGCTAGTAACCTCATGTCCAGATAACTTAACAAGAAATAAAACTATCTCTTCAAGTAAGTGTCCGTATAAAAACTTAATAAAAGTAGGTGGAGAAATAACCTCTGTGTTATCAGATTTAGAGTTCATCTCGTACCATAATTGTCTAGGTTGTTTACCTATGTTAGACATTCTTAAGCTAGGTTTACCACGAGGGCTAGGGTGTGACCACTCATAGAGAATCTCTTTCATTGACTCTCCAAACTGTTCTATTGACTCTTCATCTATGTTTAGATGTTCGCCTTTTCCTAGTGCCGATAATTCATTATATATATCTTCTACTAATGTGTCAAGTGTTTTCTTATTTTTTTTCATCTTCAGTCTCCTTAAATGCTTTGATGACATCTGAAGAGAATAGTTTTTGTAGATTAACTAAGAACATTCTACTAGCGTTATGGTCTCCACCACATACAGTTTTAAAACTATCAAGGTCATCAACAATAGTTCTAAGTACATCTGTTTTAAATACAAGAGTGCAGAACTCGTTGTCTCCTACACATAAGTTATGAAACCAATAGTCTGATTCTGTTGCTCTAATTCCTGATGGTTTATTCCAAGACTCATACTCTATACATATGTTACCTGTCTTCATCCACATACCTTTCTCTGATTTAACTTCTATCTTCTTACCAGTAAGCATGTCCTTTATTTTATCTTCTCTTATCTCTCCGTACTCTAAGTCAATATCAAATTTCTTTCTGTCTTCTTTAGTGGGTTTCACTCCAGTTATCTCCTATCTTGTATTCGCCATCCAACGGACAACGAAGATTAAAATGTGTTCCGGCTTTTACTATACTCTCTACAGCTAACTGTCCTACCTTATCAGCGTGACACTTAGGAACTTCTATCTGCCACTCATCATGTATGTTAGCTACGAACTTATATTCCATAGCGTTCAGTCTTAGTACATCATCTAATAGAACCAGTCCCTGTTTCATTACGATAGCACCCGCACCTTGTAGTAAAGTGTTCAATGCTGAATGTTGGTTACGAACATATAGCTTTCTACCATCTAACCCCTTGAGATAATTTTTTGCTGATGCTCTTTGTACTCTGTCTCTAAGAGATTTAAATGTAGGTTTATTATCAAAGAAATATTGTCTAGCTCTTTTACCGTCTGATGTACTTCCTCCAACCACGCTTCCAAGTTTTTCATCTCCGGCTCCGTACATGAGTGCATAGATGAATGTCTTTGCCTTATCTCTTGATTCAAGCTGTGCAAGTTTTTGATTAGCGGTGTGTATGTCTCCGTTGAGAATTTCATTTGTGTACTCCTCGTCATTCATGTAGTGAGCTAACATTCTAATCTCAAGACCAGAAGCATCAACTCCGATTAAAACATTACCTTCTTCTACAGTCCAACATGCTCTACATTCTTTTCCATATGGGCTATAGATTGCCGGTACTTGTGCCATGTTAGGATTCCTATGTGTCATTCTTCCTGTGATAGCACCGTTAGGTATAACAAAGCCATGTACTCTACCATCTTCTTGTACTCCTTCAACCCAAGAATCAACTTGAGCTATACGCTTTTGAAGTAGTAAGAAGTCTGCTATAAGTTTAGCTTCGTGTATATGTGTGATTGCTGATAGAGTTTTCTCATCTACTATAGGTTGACCTGTAGGTGTAAACCTTTCAGGCTTCCAACCAAAGTCAATAAGATATTCTCCTATCTGTTTACGACTACCAAGATTAAAGACTTGTAGTGTTTGTCTCATAAAAGGTTTAAAGTTATTAGTATCTATACATCTCTTGTACTCATCATCTGTAAGTCCACGCTTAGATAAGTCTCCGTCTTTCTTAATGTAAGGGGTAACTAATTTATCATCTACCCATTTAGGTTTAAATGTATTATGAACCTCATCTTCAATAACTTGTTTCTTTTCTCTAAGTTCAGCAAGTAATAACAATGCTGATTGTAAATCAAACTTGAAACCATTTACTTCTTGTTGTTTCATTATCCTAGCTACACCTTGTTCAATAGCTATACATTGTTTGGAGAATCCTTTACTCTCTTCTCTAAGTTTCTTTAATACTACAGCGTTGAGTTGTACATCTCTAACACAATAGTCCATCATCTCTTTAGAGTAGTTAAGATAGTCTGAGAAATCTATCTTATGATATCCTAATTTATATCCCCACTTCTCAAGGCTGTGTCCGCCTTCTCTGTTAGGGTTGAACAGTCTTGATAATACAAGAGTATCAATGACTGGTATGTGCGACAAGTCAACACCACCGAACTTCTCTACCATAGGTATGTCAAATCCAATGATGTTATGTCCTATTAAAGTATCTGCCTTAGTCAACAGTTCATAACCTTCAGACAATTTATCTGGTGGGAATTTAAATATCTCCCCAGTGTCCATGTCTTGAGCAACGATACAGTGTACCAGAGTTGCTTTTAAGTCATCTGTTTCTATGTCAAATACTAAGTCCATTAAAATGCCTCATCCAAACTTGCATCAAAGGTTATGTCCTCATCTGTTAGTTCAGATAGTCTGCCAGTTTCAGCATCATAGATTACTCTACATGCCATCCCTACATCACCGGTATATCTAGATTTAAGAACTCTTAACCTAGTTGTCCTAGCTTCATCAGGGTCATCTGACTGTTGGTTACGTTCTAATGCTATCACACAATCACTAAGTTGTCCAATACTATTAGAACCTCTAAGATGAGATAGAGATACTTCTATCCCGTTCTCATGTCCCTTGTTACCATCAACACGTCTCAAGTGGGAAACCAAAACGATTCCGGCACCTGTTTCTTCTACTAAACTTCTCAGCCTAGTCATGATAGTATCAATTGCTCTCCTTTCATCTCCTTCATGCACTGCACTGACTAACATGTGTAGATGGTCAACGACCACCCACTTACAGTCACATCCAATAATCATGAAGCGAAGCTTAGTAAAGATATCGTCAATGTCATTGGTACCAAAGTGGGAGTGTACCCATACTCTATTACGATTCTCACCGTCATAAAGCATGTCAAACATTTTATCCAATTCTTCTTTAGAAAACTTCTCACGTTCTTGGTCAACGTAAAGTCTAGCGTTAGCTTCAATGGATAAGATACCGTCAATGGTACGTCTCCAATCTTCTTCTAAGGCTATGATACCTACGTTGTCGTTAGTGCTTTTAATGAGATGATGTTCAAGTTCTCTTGTGACACTGGACTTACCAAGCCCTGTACCACCTGTAAGTGTGACCAGTTCTCCTTGTCTAAGACCATACAATTTCTTGTTCAGTCCTTCGTAAGGATAAGGTACACTTTGTTTCTTCTCACGATTATGGAAACTTCTCACGTTGCTCCGATACATTTATAACCCCAGATGGAGTATAAACTTTAGAAGCCCACCAAGGATTCAACAAACTCTTTGTGCTTGTTGTTTCTTAGCATATCGTTAGGGTCTTTCCAACCGTTAGGAAGTGTAACGATACGAGCTTTTCCGGGTTTGAAAAGTCTAGCAACTTTTATACTAGCTTCTTGTCCGGCTTTGTCTTTATCAAATGCAATGATAACGTTTTCAAAGTCATCAAAGAACTCTAAGCTTTCCTTGATATCTCTTACTGCACCGTTAGCACCACGCTTGATAGATACTACAGCCCACTTAGAACCCAAGAGTTCATAAGTAGCCATAGCATCACACTCGCCTTCAGTAACGGTAACGTACTTACCGCTTTTGAAAAGTTGCTGACCAAACAAACCTGTGTCGTTGTAACTTCCAGATACAAAGAAGTCTTTGTCCTTTACGTTACGAACTTTGGTAGCTGATAGTTCATGCCCGTTAAAGTAAGGATAGAAATGTTTAACTACATTACCTTGTAAGTCATGTACACATTTCACTCCGTACTTCTGAGCAGTAGCCATAGAAATCTTTCTGTCCGTAAGGGCTGAAAACTTTCCTTCACCTACCACATCAGGCTGTTTAGTCTGCGTTATTGTTGTTGTTGATTGCATATCCTTTCCTCCACATGCTTTAGTATAGCTAGGCATAAACTCTCCACAGCTAAAGCATTTTGCTGAGTCATCTTCGTTGATTCCTACAGCATCACTGCTCTTGCAAAGCGGACAAGGTTGATGTAACTTATCCCAAGTTTTATCCATGTTAGCCCTCACTATGAATTAAGACTCGTCTTCTGAGTCTACAACTTCTTCTTGTTCTACTACTGCCTCTGGGCTGTCCTTTAATACAGCTTCGAGATTACTTTGATGTCCTTGTGAAGCAAAGTTTAAAGCTTCAACTAACACATTCAACGTACCTATCTTACTGATAGTAACGTTAGCGTTAGCCTTACTCTCTTCGTTCTCAATCTTTGAAACATCATAGACTGATTCACCTTCGTCATTCTTAATAGTAATAATCATATTAAAACTCCTCGTTATCTGAACTTGGTTCAGTGTATTCAATTAAATTAGTAACCTTCACAGCTATTAACTCTGCAAACGTACCGTACTTTCCTGTGTAAGGTTTAATCTTCACAGTCACTTCTGAACCGTTACCCAAGCTAACATCTAAAGCGTTGCCATCACTGTCAACTAATTTAGGTGCCGGATTGGTAGTCCCGTCATGCCTTTCTACTTTCCTACTAAATGAGAAAGCGGGTTCATCATACTTGGCTTGACCATCTCTGGTTCTTACCCTTGACAAACCTGCATTTTCTAATCTAGTAGCAGTATCTTCATCAGTCAACACAACAATTCCATACTTATGTGGCTCGAACTTAGTGTTCGGTGTGCTGACGTTAGCCCACATAGCTTTTCCTTCTACATACTCATACATATATTTACCTCCGTTGGTTTAGTTTTTAGTATTAAGTGTCATGAGTCTATCATATTTAAGAAGACTTGTCTAGTCTTTTCTGTCTTCTTCTTTCATTCAATCTATCTTTTAATATCTGTAAGTCTTCCGATAAGTCTTCCCACAATTCGTTCTTCACTGCTTGTAGTTTTCCTTTAGGTAGTTTACTTCTGATTTTAATATCAGACTTCTTAGGTAGCCAAGTTTCCCAGAACTGTTTCTCTTGGCACTCGTCTGTGTATGACCACTTGATGGTCTTGTCTAGTACTTTGGATTCAAAGTCAAACATAAATGGTAAGTCAAACTTGCTCACCCATTCTGATAATTTCATAGTAACCCTCCAGTTAAAAATTAAACGGGTAGTTTTTCAGTCCCGAAGTAACTACCAACTCCTCCAACAGCAACTTGAACTATAGGTTTTTAAAGTGCCTGTCAACACTCGCAAATTGTGGCTTTGTTGTTTATAGTCTGTGCAAACCACCACGCAATGTGGAAAAATCAGACTAGCTACATGCACTTTTAAAGTCATCTAACTATTAGTAGCTATAGTTAGGAAGACTATTAGTGTGATGGAAGATGGTTTCTAGCACTCATTCCAACCTTTAGTCTACGACCACCTTTAAGGATTTTATAGTAAACTCATCTTACACTAAACTTTAAAACTTAGTCTGGTTTTAGAGGCACTAGACCAGAAACTAGCACGATTACTCGTATGTCTTTAGGTTAAGGAAGGTTAGTTGAGGGCTACACCTTATGACATACCTTAAATAAGTAACTATTATATTAGACTTCAACTCCTCTGTCAACCTTTAAGTCTAATAAAGTTACACTATATATTTCATCTTTCCAACTGACCTCGTAAGCTATCTGGTCTTGAGGATTGTCATAATTGTACTGAACAATATAACTCTCCCAACACCTGTACTCTTCCTTGCTCATTGGAGTCAACACACAATTCTCTTTCATTACCCAAGTAATATGTTAAGTACCAGAACCGATACCAACATACCCAAGATTGCAAAGTTTACTAAATCATCATGGCTCATTCTACCACCTCTTCTATAGCTTCCTCTACCACTTCTTCTACAGGTAGTATTTCTCCTGTCAATACTCCAAAGCCACCGGTAGCAGACTGCTCATTGAACTTATCATCAACAGCTTGTTCTACTAACCTATCAACTTCTACAGTTCTATTATCTAAAGCATCTCTCAATCCTTTTTGCATAATTTGTAGATAGTTCTGTTGTTCTTTAACAGCTTGTAAAGTTTCTTCTAAAGATTGTACCTTCCTGTTCAAAGTTATTATCTCATCACTGTTCTCTACAGTATCATCATTAACAATGATAATGCTAACATACATTGTCAAGAATACTGCTAGTGTTGTTAGTAATTTTATTAAAAACATTTTCATATTATTTACTACCTCTCTTTACATATCTATAAGTGTCTGGATTCCACTCAGCATCTAAAAGCTGTGTCAATTCCCACTTAAGACTGCTTAAGTTATGAACATCAGACAACCATAAATCGTTTGTCTCATGTAAAGTATTCAACATACTCTCTAGTTTATTTATGTATTTAAACAAAGTATCGTACTCACTAACACTCATGTCAATAGTGACTTTGCTTTTTAGTATTTTAGTTTTCATATTTATTTTCCCTCTTTTATTTATAAAGTTTTTTCAAACCTTTTATTTGTTGTTTACTTAAACCTTTTAAATGATTAGGAATATTATCTTTAATATCTTTATCAATAATTATTTTATTATTTTGTTTAAGCTTTTTAAGCATTCTATACTTTTCATTTATGTTGTCAAGTGTTTTATCTAATTTTTTTCTAAGGCTTTCTAAGAGCTTGTTAGTCATGAGCAGTACCTGTATGTGTGTTGGTTAGTATCCGTGCAACCATGTGGCTTAGATGCTCTTCTATCCTATACATTACATCATTATCTGATACTTCTGTAGGATTGTCCCACGTTCTTATGTCATCATAAAGAAAGTCAACAAATGTTCTGAACTTATCTTTAGTTAATTTATTAATGACATATTCTCTAGCACATATATCTTCTAGTCTTTTGTATAATGTTTTGTTCATATTAATTCTCTCCTTGTTTTATTAACTGTATCATTATATCATCTACTTTTCTATTCATCTGGGTTCTTAAACCTACAGTTACTTTAGGTGCTAACTTTTTAAAATAATCTAATAGCTTTCTAGCTTCTGAAGTTTTTAAAGTTATATCAGTACCAAAGTTTGTATTCATTTCTATACTCTCTACATTAACACCATAAGCCCAATTAATTACTCCACCTCCATCTGTAAAAACATCTTCAAATATTAAACATGCTAAAGTCTTCCTTCCTAAATGTAGTTTTATCATTATCTTTCTCCTACTATCCAACAGTCTCTATGATAAGTTTCTAAATACTTACCCTCATCTTGTCCAACGTTATCAAAGGATTCACTAACCCCACAATAAGTATCAACAAGTTCTTGGGCTAACTTCCTAGCCTCTTCAACGTTAGGTGCTGTTACCTCTACTGAAAAGCCTTCCTCATAATGTACTGCTACGTTATATTTATTCATCATCTTCCTCCTTTTGTTTTAATAGTTCTAGTATCTCATGCAGTACCTTCTCTTGTCTAGCTACTGCATCTTTAATATCTTCTATCTCTTTAGTTATACCTTCATATATTATCATCAGTTTAATCCCTCCACTAGAGTCCAACTCTCATCAAGTACATTTTCCTTTCCTGCCCATTTATAATCTGTTTCTATTTGATTACCTTCATAGCTTTCACTTGTACCATCTTTAAACTCAACATAAAGTGTGCCATACTTTATATGGTAGTCCTTAATCGTATCATAATCAATATCTAGTTCCTCCAAGTCAAACTCTATTACTGTTTCATAAACACATTCAATGTACTTAGGTTTAGTTCCTTCTATCCAATCACTCATCTCACTTCCTCCTCTAGTAATTCTCTTACCATGTTAGTATCAAACCAATTAAACTTTCTATTGGCATTCTTTTCTAGTATATATCTAGCGTTCTCTAAGCCTTCTGGCTCATCTATCCACTTGTCCAGAAACCTTACACTCATGTCAAGCTTGTCAAGTGTGTCAAGTATGTCAAGCTTTTCAAAATAATAATCGTTATATGTTCTACTCATTATATAATTCCTCCCTTTCAATATTAGTTATCTCATCATCTCTCAGTTCTATGTTATGGTCTTCTCTAAAAGTTTCCTTAACCCATTCTTTATATTCTTCTTCTGTCTCACATTCCCTACCCATATCAAATACAGAATATGTTATTGTACTGCTCCATGTTTTCATTCTTCTACCTCCTCTAAAGTTTTAATAACATCATCAATACAATCTCCGATAGTTATATCAGTTCCTTCGTTATCTTTAAATTGATTTTTAATATCATCACTTAAAGCATTTTTAATATCATACATATCTAATAAAGCACTAGTAATATTCATATCTTATCCCTCCATTTCTAAGTTATCAACATCTTCCATAGCCATTCTATCAGCCATCTCTTCTACTTGTCCAATGTCTTTTATATCCTTACACAACTCATCATAATAATGTTGCCATCTCTCATCATAATAATCGTGTATCCATTTGTTATCGTTGCTCATCCGTTCAATCCCTCCCGTTAAAGTAGTAAGCCACTATTAGCCCTACAATTATATAAACTAACACACCCGCCATGTTTAAGTCAAACATTCTTTTAATCTCCTTACTTCTACATTTTTATTTTCATTTATCTCATTAGGTTTTACAACTACCCAGACATTTTTCCACTTGCGGACACCCTTAAGCTTTTTATAATCCTTGTAACTAATCACCTTGTATTCGTAAATGTCTGTATATTTTTTCATTCTTTATCCTCTGTTACTTCCTTTTCTGTTTATATGTATTAAATCATCTACCAATTTTTCCATGATGTCTTTAAGCTCATAAAAGTTTTTAGATTCTCTAATATCTTTTCTATATTCGCTTAAATTATCATACAAGCTTTTCTGAAATTGTAGCTGTTATTTTTCTTTCTAGTTCTGTTTCATTTATTATACTCATATTATCATAGCCCTCTAGCTAGTTATTTATTATTTTATTTTACATTCCATTCTATAAATTCGTCAAGCTTTATTTATGCCACCTCCATGACTTGAATTAATTCTCTTTGTTGTTTCTTCATCTTCGCCCCGTGTCCTGCGTATGCTATAACCTTAACGTCTTTATTCCAACATAAACGGCACTTCTTACACTTGCCATCTTGAAGCGGTGCATTACATACAGTCGCAACTGTAACGCTATCAATAAAAGGAATAATAGTTGATGAATATTCCGCCTCTTCTATTATTTCCCCGTTAATACCATCACTTGATAACCTTACAACGACATTGTCAAGAGCGTTGAGCCTATCAATAACATCTCTAAACTTCTTAAACTTGTGCATTCTTGTTGGTATCCAGTGCCTTGTCCATGGTGTAGCCTTGCAAATCTCATACATCTTTTCAGCTAACGCTAGGCTGTACATGTCGCCACTATCGAACCATCTAAAATATCTATCAGAATCTAACTCCTCTATCATATCCGCCACCCATTCGCTACGTTGCCAATCTTTTTTATTGTGGCTTCTAGCTTCTTTAACGTTCTTAAAGCGATAGTTCCCGCCTACTGCATAGCAACCCTTACAAGCGGGGACTAAGTTCCCCATCTGAGCCTTTAGAAGCGGGGCAAGTTTCCAACGCTTCAAGCGACCAACTGCGACTGTTTAATTTTCCAACCTTTGATATCTTCATAATTTTAAGCCCTCTAGCTTTGTTTAGTTATCTTTATACCACGAAAGCCCCCAATAAAGGAGGCGTTTAACGTGGTTAGGGGTTAAAAGGTAGTGTCTCCAATCGTTGATTCTGTAAGCCATTCTCCGCCACTATAAAAAGTATCTGTTTCTTGCTCTATCCTTTCCTTTAAAGCGTTACATTCTTCTCTCTCAAATGCTGTATATACTAAGCGTGGCTCAATCTTTAATAATAAAGAGAAGTTGGAACAGTCACAGTTACAAATTGCACTTGTTACATTGTCCCAATCATTTACTCTTAATCCTTCAGCTATTTTTAAAGCCCTTGTATCAGCTAACCCTCTATCTATTAAAGACAATGCAAAATAATCTGTATCGTTATTAGTTATTGGTGTGTGTTTAAATGTTTTCATAATTACCCTCTAAAATTGTCATCACTTTATTGTCATGACATGAGTATTATAAGCATTAAAAATATAGCTTTGCAAAGCCCTTTATTTATAAGGGTTTCAGAGGTGTTTTTTTATTGTGAAAATCCACGAGACGAGTTTTGAAAAAAAAGGTTTTTTGATTTGTCAAGTTTTGTGACAAATTAATTCAAGCTTTTAAAGTGTATCAAGCTTGTAAAGTAAACTTTACACACTTAATTAACTTTCAAAGGCTCATAAACTAGACTTGATAAGCTTGTAAAGTATGACACTTTTAAAGGGCTAGTATGACACTTTTAAAGCTTGTGAAGTTTGTAAAGTTATCCACAGAGTTATCCACAGGTTATACACGACACACTTTAAAAGTGGATAAGTTGTTGATATCCTGTTAGTAAGTTTTTCAAGTAGGGGGGGGCAGGATGCACACGGGGGGTGGGTGGGTATATATATAAATCTTATACATTTCTACCCAATAGTGGTATTAACCAGTTGGGCTTTATAAAGCTTTAAAACTTTACAAACTTCATAAGCTTTTATATACTTTATAACACAGAATAACTCCTAATATTTTATAGTTGTTAGTGTTAGTTTGGGGGATAATAAAGAAGGAATAAGGTGGGTAGTCAGTATGACTAGGGTGGGCTTTATTAGGTATTTAAAACGGGGGACATTTTCAATTATATTATACACATACTTTTCAATTTTGTCAAGTACTTTCTTCAATTACTTTAAATTACATCAAAAGACTTGACAAATCTTTAAAAGATACTATATAATAATAGCATGAGTTACTTGCCAGAGAAGAAAAGAAATCTAACTGAGAAACAAGAAGCATTCTTGAATCACTTAGTAGAAACTGGTGGGGATTTCAAAAAGTCAGCCGAACTTGCAGGGTATTCAGGCAATCACTATCAAATATTAAAATCACTTAAAAACGAAGTAGTGGATTTAGCCAGTGACGTACTTGCAAGGGAAGCTCCTACTGCAGCATTCAAGCTTATAGAGGTTATGAAATCTGATAAGCCTGTTCCTCAAGCTAACAACAAGCTACAAGCTGCACAGACGATACTAGATAGGGCTGGTGTTGTTAAGACCGATAAGCTAGATGTTAATCATAATGTCAGTGGTGGTATCTTTATACTACCAGAGAAACATACGATTGATATAGAAGCAGAAGATGTTAGCTATGAATAAGCTTTGGATAACTGAGTATATAGATGCACATGAAGGAATTGCAATAGGTCCTTACATTAAAGCAGATACCATTGCCCAAGCAAGTAGAATAGCTATACAGTATGGGTTGTTAGTTCTAGGAGAGATTCAAGAGCTACAACATGAAGAACAAGAAATAAAAAAAATAGTCCATTAGGACTAAAAAGTCCCGGAGGACGAGGATGCCAAAAGACCAATGAGCATTACATAAAACGAGCAGGAGTTTCTGGGTTTAATAAGCCTAAGAGAACACCTAGTCATCCTAAGAAGTCACACATTGTTGTGGCTAAAGAAGGTGATAAGATTAAAACTATTAGGTTCGGACAGAAAGGAGCTGAAACTGCAGGGAAACCTAAAGCAGGTGAATCAGCTAGAATGAAAGCAAAGAGAAAGTCTTTTAAAGCGAGACACGGTAAGAACATAGCCAAAGGCAAAATGTCAGCAGCTTACTGGGCTGATAAGGTTAAGTGGTAAGATGCCACAACTAGGTAGCAACGAAAAGCCTGTCCTTATGTCTAGTAAGAAGAATAAGGGTAGACTTTACAAACCGTCAGACGGTGGTAAAGGTTCTGCACCTAGAGTAAACATACATTCTAAACAGTATGCAGATAATTGGGATGCAATATTTGGAAAGTCAAAAGGAGATAAAGATGCCGACAAAGAAGAAAGCTAAATCAACCGTGAACAAAGCTGGTAACTATACCAAGCCAACTATGCGTAAGAGACTTTTCGAGAAGATTAAAGCCGGTACCAAAGGTGGTAAAGCCGGGCAATGGTCAGCTCGAAAAGCCCAGCTCCTTGCAAAAGAGTACAAATCCAAAGGGGGAGGATATAAATAATATGAAAAGGATAGAAGAATTTATGATAGATATGATGGATAAACTAAACAAAGTATACGCTAAGTTATTTAAAAAGTGTTTAACACCAACAACAAAGAAAAAGAATGTCACTAAAAGAAAGTCAAAGAAGTCTTAGAGCTTGGACCAAACAAGACTGGGGTACTAAGAGCGGTAAAAAGTCGTCAGAAACAGGTGAAAGATATCTCCCGAAAAAGGCGATTGCATCACTTTCGGATTCGGAGTATGCGTCTACAACGAGAGCTAAAAGAAAAGGAACAAAAGCTGGAAAGCAACACGTAGCACAACCTGATAAAATTAAAAGAAAGACAAGACAATATAGAAAAGTATGAAAGAAGGATATATAAAAAGAGCTACATCAACGATACCTTTTGGGTATCAGTTAGCTGAAGAAGCTAGTTCTTTTTTAAAACCTATTGAAGATGAGTTAGAAGCTTTGCAGATTGCAGAGAACATGGTAGTCAACGAAGAGATATCGTTACAGGCTGCATGTGATTGGTTAGAATATAAAACGGACAGACGCATGTCTGCTCCGGGACTTAAAAAACACATAGATAAAAAATATGGATTACGAAGCGAAAGATTGGGAATTGAATCCTCATCTTTACTTGCAAGATAACGAAGGTAATTTTGTAAAGAACAAAGATGGTACGCCTCGTAAGAAAGGTGGTAGACCTCCTAAAGATGCACAAGATGCAGCACGTAGGACTATTACTCGTAAACAAAAGAACATCAGAAAACTTGAAGAGAAGCTAAACAACGCTAAGAAATCATTCAAGAAACAAAAGACAACACTTGAAAAGCTGGACAATACTAAAGAAGGTATTGTTACAGAAAGTGATTTAGACACACTACCCAAAGCTGTTAAAGAAGTACTTGATAATCATCATGTATTCTTCCATGCTAACGAAGGTCCACAAACAGACTTCCTTGCTGCTGGTGAGAAAGATGTGTTATACGGTGGAGCTGCTGGTGGTGGTAAATCATATGCCATGATTGTTGACCCACTAAGATATGCACACAGGTCTGCACACAGAGCTTTAATACTTAGAAGGTCTATGCCAGAGCTTCGTGAGATGATTGATAAGTCTCGTGAACTATATCCACAAGCATTTCCCGGTGCTAAGTTCAGAGAAGTAGAAAAGCTTTGGAACTTTCCAAGCGGTGCAAAGGTAGAGTTTGGATTCCTTGAAAGAGATGCAGACGTATACCGTTATCAAGGACAAGCATATAGCTGGATAGGCTTTGATGAGATAACCCATTTACCTACAGAGTTTAGTTGGAACTATCTTGCTTCACGTCTTAGAACAACAGACAAAGAAATAGAAACGTACTTACGCTGTACTGCTAACCCCGGTGGTGTTGGTTCTAATTGGGTAAAGAAAAGATACATAGAACCAAACGAATCAAACAAATCATTCAAAGGTAAAGATGGATTAACACGTAAGTTTATTCCGGCTAAGTTAGCTGATAACCCATACCTAGCAGAAGACGGGATATACGAGCAGATGCTTAAGTCACTACCTCCTATACAACGTAGACAACTCTTAGAAGGTAACTGGGACGTAGCTGAAGGAGCTGCATTTGTTGAATTTAGTCCTGAACACCACATTATTACACCGTTTGAGCTACCTGTACACTGGGAAAGAGTTAAAGCAGTTGACTATGGTTATGCTGCAGAAAGCTGTTGTTTATGGGGAATAATGGATATAAACGATAATACATTGATAATATATAGAGAATTATATAGAAAAGGCTTGACAGGAGAAGAATTAGGTGCTATAATAACTGATATGGAGACAGAAGACCCTTTCTCAGTGAACGGTGTCTTAGATACTGCAGCTTGGGCAAGAACAGGAACAACTGGTCCAACTGTAGGAGAAAGTTTAGTTAAGGCTGGTCATAAGTTAAGACGAGCCGATAAGAATAGAATACAAGGTAAAATACAAATACACGAGTATTTAAAGGTTAGAGAGAACGGTAGACCTAAGTTACAGATATTTAATACATGTCCGAACTTAATAAGAGAATTACAGTCTATACCATTATCTAAGATTAACCCTGAAGATGTAGATACGAAAGCTTCAGACCACGCATATGATGCATTACGTTATATGATAATGAGTAGACCAAGAATGGAAAATCCATTAGAACGTATAAGAGGTTTAAAACGTGACATGTATAGACCAGTAGACTCAACCTTTGGTTATTAAAAAATATGGCAGAAGATAGAAATACATTTTTAAACGCTGATAGCATCTACGAAGAAGTTGAAGGTGAGTCTGGAGTAACGCTTACTCTTGAAGAAGACCAACAAAGAAATCTTATTGGTATTATTAAAGGACGTTACGCACAAGCTGAAGAAGCTAGACAAACTGATGAGACTCGTTGGTTAAAAGCATATGAGAACTATAGAGGTCTTTATGCCAAAGGTGTTAAGTTTAGAGAATCTGAAAAGTCTAGAGTATTTGTAAAAGTTACTAAGACTAAAGTACTAGCAGCCTTCGGACAACTTGTTGATGTTATCTTTGGTACAGGTAAGTTTCCTATAGGTATTGCTGAAACTAAAATAGCAGAAGGTGAAACAAACTTTGCACATCTTGATACAGCTAATCCTACACCCGGTTTAGAAACTACAGAAGCTGAGATACCAGATGACATTGGAAACAGAATAGATAATCCATATGATGTTGGTTACGAAGGAGACGGTAGAACTTTAAAACCCGGTGCAAGTTTTTATAACGGTATCTTTGAAGATAGTATTGAAGACCAAGCTGAAGAAGCTGGTATTCTTACAGATGGTGTAAGTCCTGACCCACAAAAGATTGAAGTATCTCCTGCACAAAGAGCTGCAAGAAGAATGGAGAAACTTATCCATGACCAGATTGAAGAATCAAACGGTAATTCAGAATTACGAAATGCTCTTTTAGAATCTGCTTTACTAGGCACAGGGATTGTAAAAGGACCATTTAACTTTAACAAGAAACTTCACAAGTGGGATACAGACGAAGAAGGTAACAGAACCTATAATCCATTAGAAGTTAGAGTACCTAGAATCGAGTTTGTTAGTTGTTGGGATTTCTATCCAGACCCTAACGCTACTAACATGGAAGAATGTGAATTTATTATTCACAGACATAAAATGAACAGAAGTCAATTAAGAGCATTAAGAAACATGCCTTACTTTGATGATGATGCAATACGTAATGCTATCCAGATGGGTGCTAACTACGTAGAAAAAGATTTTGAAAGCCAGTTAAAAGACGATGCTAGAAGTGACGAAGACATAAATAGTAGTTACGAAGTCTTAGAATACTGGGGAATGATGGATGCAGAATATGCTAGAGAAGTAGGAATTGACTTACCCGACACTGTTGATGACCTAGATGAAGTACAAGTAAACATATGGACATGTGGCACTTACTTGTTAAGGGCTGTATTAAATCCATTCACTCCATATAGAATACCGTACAACGCTTTCCCATACGAAAGAAACCCATATAACTTCTTTGGTATTGGTGTAGCAGAGAATATGGATGATTCACAACAAATTATGAATGGTCATGCAAGAATGGCTATAGATAACTTGGCAATGTCAGGTTCTCTAGTGTTTGATGTAGATGAGTCTGCCTTAGTAGGTGGACAATCAATGGAGATATATCCGGGTAAAGTCTTTAGAAGACAAGCTGGAATGCCGGGACAAGCTATACACGGTTTGAAGTTTCCTAATACATCACAAGAAAACTTAATGATGTTTGATAAGTTTAGACAACTTGCAGATGAACAAACAGGTATACCTAGTTATTCACACGGTCAAACAGGTGTTCAAAGTATGACAAGGACTGCTTCTGGTATGTCTATGTTACTTGGAGCATCAAGTTTAAATATTAAAACAGTTATCAAAAATCTTGATGACTTTTTATTAAAGCCACTAGGGGAGTCTTACTTCCAGTGGAACATGCAATTCTTAGAAGATGAGTTGGATGTTAAAGGTGATTTAGAAGTTAAGGCTACCTGGAACAAATAGCTTGATGCAGAAAGAAGTTAGAAGTCAAAGACTTACTATGTTCTTACAAACTGCACAAAGTCCTGCTATTGCTCCGTTTGTTAAGATTTCTAAACTCGTAAGTGAACTTGCCTACAGCTTAGACTTAGACCCTGATGAAATACTCAATGACCCTGAAGAAGCTGCAATCATGGCACAAATAATAGGAATGCAGAATGCTGGACAAACAAATGGCGAGGAAGCTCAACCCGGTGGTCAACAGCCCCCAATGGGAGGACCTGAAGGAGTACCTCAACAGCCTCAAGAACTTGGAGCTACAGGCACTGGCGGTGGCAACATCGGAACAGGAAATGTACCGGTTGCAGGGGAGAGTGAGTTCTCTGGTCAGGCTGGAGCAACTGGACAAGCAGGTTAAGGAAGCAATTAACAGAAAACAAGAGGGATAATAATATGTTAGGTTTTATAAACACAATAAACGAATGGATAGCGGTAATACCATCTATAGTAATGGGAGCATCTTTAATTTGTTCTCTTACACCTACACCAAAGGACGATGCATGGGTAGGTAAAGCTTACAGAATATTAGACTGGTGTGCATTAAACGTAGGTAAGGCGAAACAATAATGAAAAAGAAAGGAATGTTAGACCAAGACAGATACGGAATGAAAGATGGTGGACCGGGCATAGAAGCTCTTAGAAAAGAAGCACCAGAAGTTGTTGAACGTATGGGTTACGAAGAAGGTGGAGAAATAGATAACCAAATGTTAATGGTTATGACACCACCACAAGAATCTGAAATGCCTATGGAATCTGACGATAACATGGAAGATAACTACACAAAATTTATAATGGAAGAAGCATTAAGTGAAGATGAAGAAGATATGCTAACTTCCAAACTAGAACAAGATGAACAACTATCTATGTTATTTGATAAGATAATAGATGTTGCTCAAGAATTTGCTGGGTCTGGACCTGTTGAAGGTCCCGGTTCAGGAGTCTCTGACAGTATACCTGCAAGGTTGTCTGACGGAGAATTTGTCTTTACTGCAAAAGCTGTAGAAGAAATCGGAGAAGACAGTTTAATGTCTATGATGAAAGACGCTGAAGCTGCTGCAGATGAAAGACAAGGTTTAGCTGAAGGCGGAATGTTAGAAGAACCAAAGACTGAAAGTTTATTAACTCAATCAGGAATTGTCCAAGAGGATACTATTGCTGAAGATGAGTTGAAAAAAAGAATGGTACAAGGTTCTTCAAGTTACGTAAGAAGCTAAACAAACTTAACGATAAAGCCACCCTATTAGCGTAGGCACTTTATCATTTTAATAACCGAAAGGCTACCTTTACAATACAAGCCCTCTAGTCGACATAGAGCTACCTTGTAAAATAAGCCCTGAGTAGGAGAATAGAAGATGACTAATACAGTCCAACAGGAAGAACAAGCGAATCCTTATAACGCAAAGAAAGAATATCATGTAGAAGATAAACCTTTTACACCTGCTAATCAATTATATTTTGAAGAGCCTTCTGAAAAGAATAAACTCTTTGATAGTGATGACATTACTGAAGTTAAGTCTACAGAAAATGTTAAAACAGAAAATCTGGATACTCCTTATAAAAAGCCAGACTATAAGAAAAGATATGATGATTTGAAAAAGCATTACGATAGTAAACTTAACGAGTTTAAATCTAGAGAACAAGAGCTGATAGAAGAAGCTACTAGTAATAGAGCTGAATACAAAGCTCCTAAATCTCCAGAAGAACTAGAAGAGTTTAAAAATAACTATCCTGATGTTTACGAAGTCGTAGAAACAGTTGCTCATTTACAATCTGAGACTAAAGCAAAAGTTCTAGAAGAACGCCTTAGTAAACTCCAAGAGCGTGAAAACAACTTAGTACGACAAAGTGCAGAGAAAAGGTTAATGGAAAGACATCCTGATTTTGAAGATATCAGAAACAGTGACGATTTTCATGGTTGGGCAAAAGAGCAACCTAAGTCTATCCAAGACTGGATATACTCAAACGCTTCTGATGCTGACTTAGCTTCACGTGCTTTAGATTTGTTTAAAAAGGATTTTAATATTCAACCTACCGAAACTAAGTCATCTTCTAAAAAGACTAGAAAATCTGCTGCTGATATGGTGTCTACTAAAACAAAAAGTATTGACCCTAATCAACAAAAGGTTTGGTCTGAAAAGGAGATTGCTGCTATGAGTATTGCGGAATTTGATAAATACGAAAGTGAAATATCAGAAGCAATGCAGTATGGCAGAATCGTAAAATAACTATTATAACTTAAAAGGAAAATATCATGGCTCAATTTTTTGAACCCGGAACTGATACTAATGCAAACTTTGCAAACTCCGTAAGTGGACAAACTAATAGTTTCTTCCTACCTTCCATATACTCTAAGAAAGTTCTTAACTTCTTTAGAAAGGCAAGTGTAGTTGAAGCTATTACTAACACCGACTATGCCGGTGAGATATCTGCTTTTGGAGACTCTGTAAAAATCATTGGTGAACCAGTAATCTCTGTATCTGACTATACAAGAGGTTCTGACACAACTGCAACTAAACTAACTGATGCTGAAACAACTCTTGTTGTTGATAGTGCTAAAGCTTTCAAATTCATCGTAGATGATATTGAGACTAAAATGTCACACGTCAACTTCAAAGAAGTAGCTTCATCATCTGCTGCGTATGCTCTTAAAGATGCATATGATGCTGCTGTTATAGAAAAAATGTTCTTAGGTTGTTCAGCTTCATCACCTGACCATATCATTGGTTCAGACAGTGCAACTGCTGACGCAACATTAGGACACGCTACTAACTCTGTAGACCTACTAGGCTCAGACGGAACTGGTGTAGATGCAATTGACCTTATGGCGAGATTCGCTAAACTATTAGACGAACAGAATGTACCTGAAGAAGGTAGATGGTTCGTAGCTCCTCCTTCATTCTATGAAGAATTAGCTAAAGCTGACTCCAAGTTAATGTCTGTTGACTTTAACGCTGGACAAGGTTCTATCAGAAATGGTTTAGTATCAAGTGGTAAACTAAGAGGATTTGACATGTACAAATCTAATAACGTTGCTGCTACATCTAACGCTACTGGTAAATGTATGGCTGGTCACATTTCGTCAACTGCTACTGCTAATACTATTCTTTCAACTGAAGTGTTGAGAGACCCATCATCATTTGGTGATATAGTAAGAGGCTTACATGTCTACGGTGCGAAAGTACTTAGAGATGACGCTTTATGTAGTGCATTCTACGTGATTGACTAATTGTCAAAACTCGGGGGAGGCTTCGGTCTCCTCCACTTTTTAAATTTAATATAGGAGAAAAAAAATGGCATTATTTGTAATACCTGTAGCATTAAAAGGAGCAGCTAGTTTTATAGCAGCTAACGGTGCAAGACAAGCAACAAAAAAGTACGGACCTAAAGTTGTAAAAAAAGCTCAAGAAGCTATGAAAAAAAGAGAAACTTCAATTCAAGCAAAAATTGAAGGTAAAACTACTGGAAAGTATGCGACACGCGATAAATCTATGAATCAAATTAAAAAAGAAAATGAAGCTATGATGAAAGCAGAAAAAACTTTTCAAAGTAAATTAAAAAATGAAAAGAATATTAAAGAAGGAGCAGATGCTTTTAAACAATTAGATGGCAAATTAAATTTTAAAACAGGTGGTAAAGTAAAACGCTCTACATATAATAAAGGCGGATATGCTAAAGTAGGACAACCTATGTATGGTCATGGAGAATGTCCAAAAGCTAAAGCTAACTAATATGAAAGTTAAAGCACCAAAAGGACACCATTGGATGAAACAAAAAAATGGTACGTTTAAATTAATGAAACACACAGGTAAGTTTGTAAAACACAAAGGTGCAAGTTTAGAAGCAAACTTTCCAATTCAAAAGGTTCATAAAAAATAATGGCTACAACATATCTTGACATAACTAACGAAGTACTAAGAGAACTCAATGAAGTTCCATTAACATCTGCAAACTTTACAAACGCTACAGGTATTCAAAAGTTTGTTAAAGATAGTGTAAACAAAGCAATCTTTGATATAGCAAACCAAGAACCCCAACTACCTTTCTTTGCTGCAGGAGCAAGTGGAGCTACAGACCCTTTTTATGGTAACGTAACTTCTGCTACTACAGCAGGAACTAGGTGGTACACTTTAAAGTCTGGTAGTTCTAGTATTACTACAGACTATGCATCAATAGATTGGGATGACTTTTATGTCACAACTATTAATGTAAGTGGAGAAACAAGTCCTTACGTCTCTAAAGGCTTGAAGTTTCTTACACTTGATGATTGGAAAAGATACTACAGAGACAGTGAAAATGCAGACGATGCAGATACTCAGAACCATGGAGAACCTAGATTTGTTATTAAATCTCCAGACGCTAGAAAATTTGGATTAAGTCCAATACCTGATAAGGTTTATAATATACACTTTTATGCTTTTGTAAGACCGACTGCTTTATCGGCTTATGACGATACAATCGTTTTACCAGAGCAGTACAGTAACATAATAACAGCTAGAGTTCGTTATTATATTTGGCAGTTTAAAGAAAGCCCACAACAAGCAGCTTTCGCATTGGATGATTATAAGAAAGGAATGAAGTATATGAAATCAAACCTTATGAATCCAGCTCCTAAATATATGACTGACGATAGAACTTACTTTTAAAATATGGCACGTTCACAACCTTTTACCGTAGCATGTAGTGGTGGTTTAGTTAAATCATCTAACTCTATAGACTTGTTACGCACACCCGGAGTTGCTACAGTTTTACAAAACTTTGAATCCTCTACATCAGGAGGATATAGACGTATTAATGGCTATACAAAGTTTGGTGGAACTGACTCTACACAACCTACAGGAAGCACTACAAATATATTAGGTACGTTTCCATATGCAGATGGTGTAATAGTTTGTGCTAGTACTAATATTTATTTTAGTAACGATGGTATTAGTTGGTTACAGATAAACAAACTATCACATGGTAGTGGAGATAACTACACAACCTTTACAGGTAAAAGTGCTACAGCTAGAACTAATCAAGGTCAAATACAGTTTGCAATGTTTGAAGCAGCTACCCAAGATTATGGTACTGTTGTTATAGCAGACGGAGTAAATCAGCCTTGGACATTTAGAATGGAAGGAGCAGGTAATCTAAACACTAGAACATTCTTTACATCACAGATAACAGTGACAGGAAGTGAAGGCGTAAAATACATTACATCTCATGACCATCATTTAATTGCTGCAGGTGTAAGTGATAATGAAAACGTAATTTACTATAGTGCTATAAATGATTTCTCTACTTTCTCAGGAACAGGTGCAGGTGCTATAACTATATCAGACAGAATAGTAGGCATCAAAGGTTTCCGTGAAGATTTATTTATATTCTGTCAAAACAGTATTCATAAATTAGTAAACATAAACAATGTTGCTACTATTGCTGTAGTACCCGTAGCTGAAAACGTAGGTTGCTTAAGTGGTTACAGTATTCAAGAGATTGGCGGTGACTTAGTCTTCTTAGCTCCCGATGGTTTAAGAACTATTGCTGGTACATCAAGAATTGGTGACGTTGAGTTAGGTACAGTTAGTAAAGCAATTCAGCCTATTATAACAGAACTATCTGAGAATGTCAATGAGTTTATAATCAATAGTGTTGTATTAAGAGATAAATCACAATATAGATTATTTTATAGCGATACAGACTTGACAAATGCTTCACAGAGAGGTATAATAGGTACATTAAGACCAAACGGTTTTGAGTGGTCTGAAATCTTAGGTATAGAAGTTACAGCAATTAATTCAGGTTTTGACCATCAAGGTATAGAAAAGTTTTATCATGGTGATACAGATGGTTACGTATATATTCATGATGAAGGTAATGATTTTGATGGTAGTACAGTAGATGCTAGATATCAAACACCTGACTATGACTATGGTGACTTTGGAACTTTAAAAACTTTACACTACGTTAAACTTTCAATAGGTCCTGAAAATGAAGTACAGCCTATTGTAAGAGTTAGATTTGATTATGACAGTAGTGATACACCACAACCCGAAGATTATATATTAGACAGCGTACCAGCTCCATCAATATTTGGTAGTGCTTTATTTGGCACTGCAAAGTTTGGAGCATCTGAACAGCCTTTAGTTAGGTTAGCATTACAAGGTAGTGGTTATTCTAATAGCTTTAGAGTACTAACAAACGATACAAACGCACCATACACAATAAACGGACTATACATAGATTACATTCCATCAGGTAGGAGATAAACACAATGGCAGGTTACACAAGACAAAGTACATTCGCAGATGGAGATACAATTACTTCTGCGTTATTTAACAATGAGTACAATCAACTTTTAAATGCATTCGGCAATACAAGTGGTCACAAACACGATGGCACTGCAAACGAAGGACCAGTAATAGGTTTAATTGGTGATGCAGGAATTGTTACACCACTTAACAAAGTTTTAATAGACAGTACAAACGACCATATAGAGTTTTGGATAGAAGTATCAAGTTCTTCTGTACAACAGTTATACATAGCAGATGGAGCTATAGTACCTGTTACAGATAACGACATAGACCTAGGTACTAGCTCTTTACAATTCAAAGACCTTTACATAAACGGTACAGCTAATATAGATAGCTTAGTACTTGCAACGGGTTCTACAGTTACAGCAGTACTTGATGAAGATGACTTAAGTTCTAATAGTGCTACATCTTTAGTAACTCAACAATCTGTAAAAGCTTATATCGATGCTCAAGTCACTGCACAGGACTTAGATTTCTTAGGCGATAGTGGTGGTGCATTAAGCATTGACCTCGACTCAGAGAGCCTTACAATTGCTGGTGGGACTGGTTTAGCTACTGTAGGTTCAGGGAATACTATAACAGTTAATATAGATAGTACAGTAGCAACTCTTACAGGCTCACAAACTCTTACAAATAAAACAATAGATGTTGATAACAACACAGTATCAAATATTGAAGTAGATAATTTTAAAGCTTCTGCAATTGTATTAGAATCAGAAGGTATTGGTTCTAACGATAACGATACAAGTTTACCAACTTCAGCAGCAGTAAAAGATTATGTAGATACACAGATTACTGCAGAAGACTTAGACATTACAACAGATAGCGGAACTATTGCAATTGATTTAGATAGTGAAACATTAACTGTATCAGGCGGTACAGGTCTTGATAGTTCTGCAACAGGTAATGCAGTTACTCTTGCAATTGATAGCACAGTAACAACTTTAACAGGCACACAGACTTTAACGAATAAAACACTTACAAGTGCTACACTTACAAGCCCTGTAATTAATACAGGCGTATCCGGTACAGCATTCCTTGACGATGATACTTTTGCTACAGCTACAGCAAGTACTTTAGCATCTTCAGAATCTATTAAAGCTTATGTAGATACTACAGTTGCTGCAACTAATGAAGTTGTTGAAGATACAACTCCACAGCTTGGTGGTGATTTAGCTTCTAATGGCAACGACATATTGTTTGCTGATAATGACAAAGCCATCTTCGGAACTGGTTCGGATTTACAAATTTATCATGATGCTTCTGATGGTGCTAGTTTCATTAAAGAAAGTGGTTCAGGTCATTTAAGAATACAAGGCTCAGAATTACTACTTGAAGCTACTAATGGCGATAATTTTTTCAGAGGTATTGAAAATGGTTCAGTAAGAATTTATCACGATAATTCTACTGTTTTGCAAACAACCTCTACAGGCATAGACGTAACAGGTGTTATAACTACTGACGGTCTTACAACAAGTGCTGACATTAACTTTGGTGATAACGACAAAGCTATCTTTGGAGCAGGTTCAGATTTACAAATTTATCATGATGGTAATAATAGTTATATTTCAGATACTGGAACTGGTAATTTAAATATTCTTGCTAATGAGTTTGCTGTTTATGAGGGAAATGGTACAGACCTAATGATAGGTGCTACACCAAATGGTGCAGTTACTTTATCACATAATGCACAAACCAAACTAGCCACAACCTCAACAGGCATAGACGTAACAGGTACAGCCACGATGGATGCTATTTCCTTACCTAATCTTGAAGTTGCTTCTGACTCAGGTAATACCGTAATAGATAGCACGTCTTCTTATCTAGTCTTAGAAGGCAGTAACATTATAATGCGAAGCCGTGATGGAACTGAAGACTATGCAAAATTCTTTGGCAATGGTGCTGTTCAGCTATATTCAGATAATTCGCTAAAACTAGCAACAACCTCAACAGGCATAGACGTAACAGGCACAGTAACTGCTGATGGTTTGACTGTTGATGGTGGCGGAACAAATATAGGAATTGTTACTAAATCCACAGACCAATTTGCATTTATTGGCTTTGAAGATAACACTTCTTCTACTTCTTCTGTTTATATAGGTGCAGATGGTAACGACTTTATTGCTAGAGCAAATAGTATAACAAGATTTAGGGCAGCATCCAACGGAGACATATCCTTCTACGAAGACACAGGCTCAACTGCAGGTTTATTTTGGGATGCTAGTGCTGAATCGCTTGGAATTGGAAGAACATCACTTAGTGCAAGACTACACGTACAAGGACCAGCAGATACATCAACAATTTCAACATCTTCAACACCTGCTGCAAAAATTAATAATGGTGGTGCAATTTCACTTTGGATAGGCTCTAATGGTTACAATTATGGTTATATGCAATCTATACAAGATGATGGTACAAATAATTTAAAACCTTTATCACTACAACCGCTTGGCGGAAATGTTGGAATCGGCACAACTTCGCCAAGTACAAAACTTCATGTTAATTCTGGAAGTACAAACACAGTAGCTACATTTGAATCAACAGACAGTACAGTAGTAATACCATTTATTGATAGCGTTGGCTCTACTCAAATAAGAAGCATTGATGGTGAATTTGCCATTAGAACAGGTGGCGATGCAAGTTCTTCAGGTGGAACTTTAGAGCATTTCAGAATAGATGGTTCAGGTAACGTTGGAATTGGAACTGATAATCCTTCAAGAAAGCTAACAGTTTCAGAAAGTTCGCAATACGCAATGAACACATTGAACCCAACATCCACAGCAGGTAACAAGTCGGGTATTGCGTTTCATGGTCTAAACTCTGCATCTTTAACTCAATTTTACGCAGGTATATCAGCAAATTTTGATAACACAGCAGGAGGCGCTCAATCAGGCTCTCTTATTTTTGAAACCATAAATAGCAATTCAATTTCAGAAAAGATGAGAATAGACTCAACAGGAAACGTTGGAATTGGGATAACCAATATTGCTACTCCATTACATGTATCATCTGGTATTGCTCGTACAAATACCAGTAAAAACTATACACAATTTATATCAAGCGATGATGGTGATGATTTTTTATTTGGTATGGCTGTTGCCCATAAAGGAGGTGCAACTGGTTCAGATAGATATATATCTATAGACAGTTCAAGTTATCAAAAATCTACAGACACCTTTACAACTAGCGGTAGCCTTGTCCTTCAACAGCTAGGCGGAAACGTTGGAATTGGAGAAACTTCTCCTGAAGCTAACTTACATATTAAAAATGCTTCTGCTGGTACTTTTACTGCTTCAAACAGTCAATTATTACTAGAAAATAATACAACTGTAAGGCTTACAATGGTAAGTCCAGCAGCTAATGCTTGTAGTATAGAGTTTGGTGATATAGACGACCAGAATGTCGGTGTTATTACATACGACCACTCTGGAAACTATATGAACTTTAAAACTAATACTGCTGATGCCATGAGAATAGACTCATCAGGTAACGTGTTGGTGGGGACTACTGATGACTCTTTATATAACAATGGTGCTGGTGGTAACACAGGAACTTTAATTGAATCAGATGGAACTATACAGTTAGCTAAATCTAACAACATTACTGCATATTTTAACAGGTTAGATGGTGATGGAGACATTGTAAGTTTTAGAAAAGACGGCTCAACAGTTGGAAGTATTGGTTCACACACTTCTACTACTACAAATATGTATATTGGTAGTGTTGATTCAGGTCTATACTTTGATAGTACCAACAATAGAATTTCGCCCTATTATGTAAATAGTAACGCTTTACCTAATGGCGGTATTTCATTAGGTGGAAGTAGCAACCGATTCCAAGACCTTCACCTTTCAGGAACAGCTAATGTTGCATCATTAACAGCACAAGGTGGTACAGGTAACGCATATTTGCAAGTAGGTTCAGACACAGGTTCTTGGACATTTAAAAATTATCGTAGCTCTCATGCTTTAACTCTTGAAGACTCTGATGGAACAGGAGAGGTTCTTAGGGTAGACACTTCAGGTAACTTGTTGGTGGGCGGAACTCCACAGCTTGGTAAATTAACATTACATCATGGTTCATCAGATGGTCTTTATGTAAATGGCACAGGCACAGGATATATTTATAGAACTAGTAATTCTACTGGTCTTGCAGGTTATTTTGTTACAAGTGCTGGAGCTGCTGGTTCTATTTCTTGTTCAGGTACTTCAACAACCTACAACACATCATCAGATGCAAGACTAAAAGACGTTACAGGCGAAGCTAGAGGTTTAGAAGTTATCAACAAACTTAACCCAGTTTCATATAACTGGAAAGCAGATGGTAAAGCTGACGAAGGTCTCATAGCTCAAGAAGTACAAGAGATAGTACCAAATGCAGTAACAGGTTCTGAAGAAGAGATGTATCAAATGGATTACAGCAAACTTGTAGTACATTTAGTTGCAGGAATGAAAGAACAACAAACACAGATTGAAGCCTTACAATCTGAAATTAATAAACTAAAAGGAGAATAATATGGCAATTGGATATACTTGGAACGTGTCAACGGTTGATACATACCCAACACTAGATGGTAATGCAGACGTTATTTATAACGTGCATTGGAGATTAACAGCAGAAGACGATGCTAATCAGATGCTGATGGCAACAACTGGACTGCTACTTCATACGGGACTTGTGGTTTAGATACTTCAGACATCTCAAGCTTTACAGCTTTTGCAAGATTTAGAAGCTTCTGACGTACAAGCATGGGTTGAAGGAGTCTTTCGGAGCTGATGACGTTGCAGCTAAGAAAGCAGCATTAGATGCTAAGATAGCATTGTTAATCACACCTACAAGCGTTACTAAAACAATCGGATAAACACTATGGAACTAACACCTTACTTGTTCTGGAACATCTTCATAACATTGGTGTTAGCTCCAGTGCTTTACAGTATACGAACAAATTCAGAAGAGGCTAAACGCCTTGACATACTCTTAAACAAGACTCGTGAAGAGATTGCAAGAGAGTACGTAACAAAGAACGAATTAAAAGATGACATGGGTAGACTCATGGATAGGATAGATAAAATCGGAGAAAAGCTTGACAAACTTTTTGAAGTCAAGTAAAATAGGTATAAAAGTACTATGAAAAAGAAATACAAACAAAAATATAAATCTAAAAGACAAGACTATCGTAAAGGTGGTAGAGTACAAAAAGCTAAAGGTGGTGTAAATACTAAACCTACTGAACCTGATGATAGGTTAGATAAAATTAATAAACCTAACAGACCTGTAGCTCAACCTATAAATAAACCTATCAATAAACCTATAAATAAACCTATAATGCCTCCTAAAGGAAATGAAGAAATATCAATAGGCGGTATTGGTGGTAACGATAATGCAACACCTGAACCTACACCTATAGGAACAACAACTCCAGTAACTTCAGTAACTCAAGAAACTCCTACAGCTCCAGTATTAAAACCAGCTTCTGCAGAGGCTATGAGAACTACAACAACTACAACAGCTAAAGAAGGAGACCTAGATTTTGATGAAGCTAGACAAGAAAGAATAAGAGAAACAGGATTACAAATAGAAGCTGCAGCTACAGGTGATGTTCCTGATGCAGCTAAAATACCTGCAGCTATGAAAATAGGAGTTGACGCAGAAGGTAAACCTTTAAAGGGTCAAAAGCAACAAACTACAGCAATGCAAGATGTTGAAGGATATGTAGATACTACAGCTCAAGCAACTACTGCACAAGATATCACAGAAGAAACTGTTTCAACAGTAGACCAAGTTAAAGAAGGTGTTGTAGATAAACAAGTTACAGCAGCTACATTTAATGCTATTACTAAGGAACAACCTGCGGTAGTACAAGCAGCTATAATGGATTTAACTCCCGAAGTAAAAGATAGAATAACTGCAGAAGTTCAAGAAGCTGCAATGTCTGACCCTACAAAAGCTGCAGAAATAGCTCAACAAGCTATACAAGATTCCTTAGCTCCTGAAGTAAAAGGAGAGTTAAGACCTATTTCACAAGTACAACCTATAGCATCTAAAGAAGCTGTTGAAGTTGCTCCTATCACTGATGCTGATGCTTCAACAAGACAAGCTCAAATAATAAGTGAAAAACAAAAAACAGACATACTTCAAAATGTTACAGGTGAAGGTGTAGACTTAGAGCAAATACCTCAATACGAAATAGCTAAACAAAGAACTGCACAAGTCGGTAATGCTATTACAAAAATAGCACAAGAACTAGGAGAGGCTCCAAGCAGGGATGCAGCAATGAGAGAAGCTATTACTTCTGATGGAGTTGCTAAAGGTAATGCTTCTCAAATAGGCGGTGTACCTACTTTTGAAGCTGCTTCAAGACAAGCAGTAACTAAAGAAGCTCGTAAAACTGCAGCAGCAGATATGTTAGCTGTTGTTGGTGAGATGCCTGAAGAAGTAACTGCAGCTATTTTAGAAGACCCTGCAACGGTAGAAGCTCAATTAGATACTCAACCTGTTAATGTTCAAGCAGCAGTAGCAGCACTTCCAAAAGAAGCTTTAGTTTCAACACAGATGGAAGGATTGTTAGGAGGACTAGAAGAAGGTAAGACTCCTGCATGGGCTAGACCTGCTGTAGATGCAGTTAATGCTATGATGGCTCAAAGAGGTTTAAATACTTCAACAGTCGGTAGAGATGCTTTGTTTAATGCTATTATTCAAAGTGCTATGCCTATAGCTCAAAGTAACGCACAAGCTTTACAACAAAGAGCTTCACAAAATTTAAGTAACGAACAACAAGCAAACTTACAAGAAGCTAATCAAGTCATGCAACAAAGAATGACTAATCTTGTCTAATCAGACAAACAGCAGCTTCACAGACTGCACAAATGGCACAACAGATTGTATTAAAGCAAGGTGAGTTTGAACAACAAGCAGTAATGACTACAGCTCAACAAGAGCAACAAGTTAGAATGACTAACATTCAAAATGAGCAACAAAAAGCTTCTCAAGAATCTGCACAAAGACAACAAGTAGCTATTGCTAATCTTGATACAGGAACTAAACTTGATTTAGCAAACCTTGAACAACTTAATGCAGCCGGTAGAGATAACTTAAACGCTGAACAGCAAACAAGATTAACAGAGTTTCAAGCTAAAGTAGATAGAAACGCTAGACAAGCTGAACTTACTCAGCGAATGGAAGAAGTAAATCTTAGTAATGATTTAAAAGTAGAACTTGCAAACTTGACAGAGCTTAATCAAGCTGGTAGAGAAAACATGACTGCTGAGAATCAAGCTAGACTTGCTAATCTTAATGTTCTTGTAGACTTTAAAAAGACTAATGCTAATATGGCACAGCAAATGGACATGGCTAATATGTCTGCTGAGAATCAAATGGAACTTGCAAACTTGCAAGAAAGAGCTGCTGCAGATAGTGCAAACTTTACAGAAGCTAACAGATTTAGATTACAAGAACTTACAACTGCTGCAAGTGTTCTATCACAAAATGCAGAGATAAGACAAAGAGCAGAAATGGCTAAATTAGGGTCTGAAGAAAAAATAGAACTAGCAAACTTAACAGTTAAAAATCAAGCTGATAGTGAAAGCATGTCTGCTGAGAACCAAATGGAACTTGCAAACCTTAACAAGCGTTTAACAGTTGCACAAAAGAATGCAGACTTAGCACAGCAATTAGGATTAACTGAATTAAGCTTTGAGCAAAACTCAGCTATGAACAACGCTCAAATTAATGCTAACATGGATATGGCTAACTTTAATGCAGAACAACAAACTGCTTTAGCTAATAGTAAGTTTATGCAGACAGCTACTTTGAGTAATTTTAATGCTGACCAACAAGCTATTATGCAAGATGCTACTACATTAGCTTCAATGGATTTAGCAAACTTAGATGCTAGAACCAAATTAGCTGCACAAAATGCACAAGCTTTTTTACAAGTAGATATGGCTAACTTAAGCAACAATCAACAAGCTAATGTTTTAAAAGCTCAACAAGACCAACAAAGATTATTAAGTAATCAGTCTTTTGAAAATGCTGCAGCTCAGTTTGGTGCTGCTAGTGAGAATCAAACTAATCAATTTATGGCTAATCTTAATGCACAGATGAGTCAGTACAATGCTTCACAGACTAACGCAATGGGTCAGTTTAACGCTACTCAAGAGAACGCTGCAGAAGCTAGAAGAGCTGGTAGAGATGCTGATACAGAAAAGTTTAATGCTCAACTTACAACTCAAGTAGACCAGTTTAACAGTCAACAAGACTTTGCAAGAAATAGCTGGAACGCACAAAATGCTGCTGCTGTTGAAGCTTCTAATGTACAGTGGAGAAGACAATCTAACACAGTTAATATTGCTGCACAGAATCAAATCAATATGCAAAACGCTATGAATGCTTTTGGTTTAACCAGTCAATCGCAATCTTTTTTATGGCAAGAGCTAAGAGACCAAGCTGATTTTGATTTTAGAGCCGGAGAGAACGAAGAGAATAGAAAGGCTCAAATTATAGCAACAGCCATAGCTAACGAAGGTAAGCCGGGTGAAAAGTACGATGATTATTTAACAAGTTTATTATCGTCTATTGGTGCTTCATATAGTGCTGGAGTATCATCAGGAGGTAATTCTGGTGGTGGTTACGGTGGCGGAACTTCAATATTTTAACAAGGAAACAAAATGGGATTTTTAAGAAAAGTAGGTAGAAAAATAAAAAAACGTGTAAAGAAACTTTTTAGTTCTAAATTAGGAAGTTTAATAGGAAGCATAGGTTTAAGTATGATTATGGGTCCAGTTATAAGCAAGGCTTTTAACGGAATAAAAGGAGTCTTTACAGGAGCTGCACAAAAAGGGACTGAGGCTGCTATTCAAGAAGGAACAAAAGAATTGGTTAAAGAGGGAACAAAAGAATTAGTTAAACAAGGAACTGAAGATGTTGTAAAAAAAGGTATTGTAGATAATACTGTAACGGGTGCTATGGAAAAAGTAGTAGCTGATAATACTCTAACCAATAATTTTCTTTTACAAACTCAAGAAGGTTTAAAAGGACAAGTACTTGAACCTTCTAAATTTACAGTAAAAGATATTGTTGTATCTAAACCCTCTCCTTTACCTAAACCTACATTAGGACAACAACTAGGAAATAAAGTTACAGACTTTGGAACAGGCGTAAAAGAATTTGCATCTGACCCTTTTGGTAAAACTAAAGAATATTTAGGAGAAGAGTTTATACCTGATGCTGTTCAAAGTATGGCAATGTCTGGTATTGAATCAGCACTTGCACCTGAATATGAAGCACCTTTCCAAAGTAAAGGGGTTCAACAAGTTGGTTCTGATATTCAATCTTCATACATGAGAGAAGTTCAAACACAAGTACCTAATTTACAAGCTACAAACTTTCAACAACTTAATCAGTCTTTATTGTATGGTACACTTTCACCTCAATATTTAGCAAATCAAACAGGATAGTATTATGGCAGTTTCAGAAAAAGCAGTTAATTTCATGCAGGGTAGCTTAGAACGTGGTAAAGCTATACCCGGTCAGAGTCTTACTAATGACCCCAAACAACCTTATAACTGGGAAAAACCTGCAGAGTATAGTAATCCTAGAGAAGCAATGTTGTACGTGTTTGAAACTTTAACAGTTCCAGAAACAACTACAAATGTTTTACTTTCTATAAGTAACGGTGTAGGAGTTATGGATATTGCTTCTATTACTCTTTATTCAGGTTTCTTAGAGGGTAAATGGAATCCTGATTTAATGGTTTTATTAATGGAACCAACTATGTACATGATAATGGCTTTAGCTGAGAAAGCTGATATACCTTACTCATTAGAAGCTGGAGACGATGAAACACCTGCAGAAATGTCTGGAGATAAAGCTGTAGAAACATTACAAAGCGGAATAAATGAATTAGATAAAATGAGACGAGTAGCTGCAAGTAGAGTAAATCCTCAATCAGTTCCACAAGAAGTAAGAGACGTAATAGAACAAACAGAACTATCCCCAAGTTTGTTACAAAGAGTTGAAGAACAAACACAATCAAAAAGTTTATTAGGTAAAGAGGAATAATATGGCAGATAAAAAAGATTATACAAGTTTATTAGGTAGAAGCTCGGGGGAAAGTTGGGGTGACATAGCAGGTGCTTACTTATCTGGTAGTAGAAAGAAAGATAATAGAGCTAGGAATGTTATGTTAGCTACGTTATTTTTTAATGCTAAAGAAGCTAACATGCAAAATAAAGTCATGAAAAATTTAAAAGAGTTAGAAGATTCAAAAGCTATAGAACTTGCAAAGCTTAACAAGCAGTGGGAAACAAGAACAGGATTACAAACTGAATACGACAAAATTCAAAATGACGGTGCGTTTAAAACTTATCAAACTAAACTTGAAGACGATTTTACAAAAGCACACGTGGGAAATAAAGAAATAATAAATTTATCTAGTGGTGACATAGCTGATTATAAACTAGAATGGATGAATAAACAAGCAAAAGTGTATGAAGATAATTTTATGCAAAGATATCAAGGAATTGATAAAGGTATAACAGTTAAAGAAGAATTTAATAAACCGTATATGGACTACTATAAGTCTCAAAAAGAAAAAATAATGAATCCTAAAAATGTAAGTTTGGTTCATAATATGTTTAGTAAAATAGGCATTGGTAATAAAGATGAAGAATTAAACAACAAAGTTGAACGACTTCAAAAAGTTAGAAATATTAATCAAGAAAGAATACAAGGATTTACTCAAGCAGAAATTAAACAAATACAAGCAGATAAAGTTTCTAAAGATGATTTATTAGAATTAAAAATTAATCGTGAAGATTTAACTACTTTAATGACTGGAACTTCTTTAATGGATTCAGAATTAAATGCTGGTAGATTAAGACAAGAAGTTAGACAAGCTTGGATAGAGGGAGATAAAACATATAAAGCTGCTGTTGACGCTATAGAAGCTGTTGAAGTTGGTTTTAATACTAAAATAATTGAAGCACAATTAAAAGAAGCTAAACAAAAATATATAACTGCAAATCCAGAACCTAAAGATAAAACATCTGAAACATATGACTTATGGGAATTAGGATTAGAGCAAAATAAAAGAGAAGCTTTAGGAATTAAAAATTTATCTGAAGATGCTAAATACAGAGCTACTCAATTATATAATATTGCTGCTAGTAATGACTTAACAGATAAAAATAAAACTGAGTTTATTCAAGAAGTGTTAGAAGAAGATATTAGAAAAGCTACTGGAGGATTAAGTAAAAACCAAATTGCTGTAGAAGTTTCTTCAGTTAGAATAGCTACTTTATTAGATAAAATAACTGATGAAGATACAAATGTTTTAAGTGCTATTAACGCTACTGAACTAAGTAAAGCTAAAGAAGAATATTTAGCAATAAACTATCCTAGTATATCTACTAAATATAAAGATTTTAAAAATTTACAAAGTTTAAACAGTAATATAAATACTTTTAATGCTAGAGAACAAGGTGTTCTTAGACAACTTCAAAAAGAACAGTACATTACAAATGAATATAGATTAGCTACAATATACGCTAATGATGTGGTGCAGTCTAGTGGTGAACTTCCTCCTTACCTTATTGAAGAATAAAAGGATACTAAATGCCTTCATTATTTGAAACTTACAAATCTAAACAAAACATAACTTCTAAAAATGATTTAGAAGAACTTCGTAAGCTTTATAATTCTCATGACGCTTACAATAAAAAGTATGGCTTTGCAGAATTTGTTGCTTTATCTACAGAAAACTCTGATGTACCTTTAACTAAAGAAATACTTTCTATGGTTAAAACTCCTAAAAAAGAAGACCCCTTAAAAGATTATGTTAAGCCTATAATTGATTACGGACAAGATGAGTACAAAAGTAAATTCAAAATGACTAAAGATGATTTTAATAAAGTTACACCTTTTAAAAATTATAGAAGAACTTTAGCAGGAATTGGTGAAAGCATTGGTGCAGGAGTTATAAACCTTGGAATGGACTTAACAGGATTGTTTGATACTTTTGGGCAGTCTAAAGTTTATAAAAAAATAGCTGAAGATAAAAATATTTCTTATGATGAGTTAAAAAATAAACTTCAAAAAGAACGAGAAGAATTAGTTAAAAAAGGAGTTACTTCAGTTATAAAGCCTGTAGTAGGAGAAGATATTTATGATGGAGAAATCTTACAAAAGCCAGAAGGCATTGTAGGTAAATTAGCTGTAGACGTTGTTCCTTTTGTTGCAGGTATGCAAAAATTTAATAAAGTATTAGGTGTTGGTAAAAAGAATGTAGTTTTAAAAAAAGGAACTAAAGAAATAGATGTTAAAAAAACATTACGTAATAAAAGAATTAACCTAGGTAAAAATTTAGCTAGTGCAGAATTGTCTTCTCAAGTTGTATTTGCAGATAATCCAGAAATGTTTGTCGTTGCTGGGTATTTAAAAGATAAATTAGAAGCTTCAGGTTATGATGATAATTTATTTGGTGAAGTTTTAAATTATTTAGATGCTGATGAAGATAGTAGTGCTGCTCAAAGAAGGTTAAGTTTATTATTAGACGGTGCAGTTTTTACAGGTCTAGCAGGTACAGTTATAGGAGGGACTAAATATTCAAAAGATAAACTAAGTGTTGCTTTACAAGAATTAAAACAAAACCCTAAAGCTGTAGAACAGTTTAAAAAAATACTTAAACCTATAAAAGATAAAGCAGAACCTTTTTTACCTAGAAAAATTACAGACTCTATAGAGGATGATGTGTTTGTAGAAGCTAATCAATATGCTACAGATGGTTTCATCAAAAAAGGAATGACTAATATTACAAATAAATTAGGAGGTATTAGAAGAAAATTTTTTACAACTAGAGGATATTATAGTGCAGAAATGCATTCAGTATTAAAAGATTCTGAAAATGCTAAAATTGCTTGGTCATTAAAAGCTAATAATTTATTTGATAATTTAGTTTTTAAAATGAAAACTATTTCTAAAGAACAAAATATTTCTAAAGAAAAGTTAGATTTAATGTTAAACGATTTTATGACAGGTAAAATTAAATCAAGTAAACTTCCTGTAGAATTAAAAGAAATTGCAGAAGAAGCAAGAACTACTATTGATGATTTAAGTAAGATGATGCTTGAATCTAAACATGTACCTAAAGAAATTCAAAATGTTATACGTCTAAACATGGGTAAGTATATTAGAAAAAGTTATGAGATGTTTGAAAATCCTAATTATAAACCCAGTGCTGATGTTATTGAAGATGCTGTACAAGCATTAGCAGGTAAATTAAAACAACCTGTTCAACAAGATATTTTCGGTCAAGGAAGAAGGTTAGATTTAGATGAAAGGGTTATAGAAGCTAGGAACATTATTGATGACATTTTAAAAGACGGTAAAAATATAGATACTCACTTAGACCAAGTGTTTGGTGTTACTAAAGCAGATATTCTTTTTTCTACTAGGAAAAATATTGATGAACCTTTTAGAAAATTATTTGGTGAAAGAGAAATAAAAGATACAACTAAATCTATTTTTACAACTTTAGAAACTTTAAGCCATTATATAACTGATACAAAAATGTACGATGACTTGTACGAAAGCGGTAAGGGTAAGTGGTTTTTTGATGATGCTACTAAAGTACCGACTACTCAATCTAGAACTTCAGCTACTATAAAAGGAGACAGGTTTGCTAATTTAAACGGTGTTAAAACAACTCCACAAATTGCAAACTTCTTTAATAAAACTGAAGGAAGTTTTATAAATAATATTAGAAACATACCTATGATGAATACTGTTTTAGGTATGAAAGGTTTTGGACAAGCCTTTGCAACTGTTTATAGTTTAACTACTCATGCTCGTAATACTATAGGCGGAGGAGTTATAATGGCTTCTAACGGCATGAATCCTTTTGATGCAGAAACTAGAAACGCTTTTAAAACTTTAAAGAACGAACTATACACTACAACTAAAAGTAAAGATGAAGCTTTAACTGATTTATATTCTAAGTATCAAGAGTTAGGACTTGTAAATCAAAACGTAAGAGTTAATGAATTTAAAAAATTAATTAATGAATACTCAGAGCCTAACTGGGTTAATAAACTAGATAATAAATTTTCAAGTAATGCGTTAGTAGGCACAGGTAAAAAAGCAGTCGGTGAAGTAAATAAAGCTTTTAATAAAACTTACGTGGCTGAAGATGACTTATGGAGAATAGCATCTTTTCAAAAAGAATTAAAAACTTTACAACAAGCTTTTCCTAATAAAACTTTACAAGAGTTAGAAAAAGATGCAGCTATAATAATTAGAAATACTTTTCCTACGTATGATTTGGTTCCGTTAGGTGCTAGAGAGTTAAGAGCTATTCCTGTTTTTGGTAACTTCTATTCGTTCTTTGCTGAAAGATGGAGAAATAATTATCATAGTTTAAAACAAGGGTTTGAAGAAATACATTCTAATAATCCAGTATTAGCAGAAAGAGGATATGAAAGATTAGCAGCTAAAACAGCTATAGGGTATATGGGAGCAGAAGGTTTAAACACATATACTAAAAATGCATATGGAGTAAGTGAAGAAGAAGAAAAAGCAATTAAAGATTTAGCCTTACCGCCTTGGTCAAAGAACGGAACATTAGCTTTTAAAAGAGATGAGTTCGGTAATATAATGTATGTTGACTTAACATTCTCAGACCCAGATGCCCCAGTTATAAATACTATAAAAGCTTTTACAAACGAAATATTTGACCCTGAAACACCTTTAACAACTCTTAATAAAAGATTTGTAAATGCAGGTGAAGAAGCTCTTAGAACATTTTTAGAGCCTTTTACTGACCAACCTTTGTTTACTGGTAGGGTTATAGAAGCTTTTGACGGTAAAGATGAAAACGGTAGTAATATAAAAGGATACAGTCCTCAAAATAGCGACATAGATAATTTTTTTGCAAAGTCTAAATACGTTGGAGAAGTTTTAATTCCTAGATTTATTAAAGAAGGTGCTGATTATACTTGGGGTGAAAAAGCAATAAAGTTAAAAGAAGGTGAATTAAATTATGGAGAAGAACTTGCTTCTAAATTTACCGGACAAAAGTTTTACACTATTAATGCAGATAGATTAAAAACAAGTTTGTATTTTAAAATAACAGATTTTGATAAACAACAAGAAGAATCTAAAAAATTATTAGAAGTTAAAGAAGCAGAGACTACAGATGATTTATTAATTAATTATTTAGAAGCTAACAATGCTTACTATAAAAACTATGTAAATATGCATCAAGCTATAGAGGCTGCTAAGATATTAAATGTTCCAAGGTCTGAAATTAAAACTATAGCAAAAAAGAACTTAACTAAAGCCGGTTTAAATAAACAAGAAATAAATAACATGGTTTCTGGAGACAATTACTTTCAACCTATTAGGCTTACAGAGAATGATTTGAAAGCAGTATATAGAAAAAGTAATTTTGTAGATATTAATTTTACAGACTTTAAAAGAAAATATGATAGTTTATATATAAAACTTTCACACCTTCCTTTATTAGAATTAGATAATATAGATGTGACACAGCAACAAGAAGAAGCTATTGAGATTATTCAAAACCCACAAGATTTTGTAAGAGAGCAACAAGCAACAGGCGGATTAGTAAAAGGCAAAGACGATGTACCATACACTAAAGAAAACCCTGCTGATAGAATAGACCCTAACACAGGTAAACCTTACTCTGACCAAATGGCTAGATTAGGATTAGCTGAAGGTGGAATAGCTCAAGATGTGTTATCTTTTATTGCACAAGCTAGAGGTTATAAAGACCCTTCATTTTTAAAAAAATATGCCGATGATGTTAAGTGGCAAGAAGTTAGAGGTGCAGGACCAACAACAGTTCAAAATAACAACGGACCAGCAAGAGGAAGCTATCAAGTAGAAGGAAGAGAGGGAAGCAGTAGAAACGAAACTATTTTACAAAGAGCTAAAAACTTTTATGAAGAATATCCCAATGCTCCTAAACCAAAAGAAATTGAATATGCTTTATCTCAACAAGGTAAAGATTTAGATTTTTCAACTTTATCAGAAGCAACACAAGATACTTTATTTTATATGGATGCAGAGAGAGGAACTTTACCACTTGATAAGTTAGCGACAGGAGAGTTAGATAGTAAAACAGCTTGGATGGAACATTGGAATCAAGGACCTGATAGGCAGGTAATGGAAGATAAGTGGAATAAAGCACAGAAAGAAAAAGAAATTTTATTACAACAACAACTTGTACAATGATACTTTACACAGAGATACAACTTGAAAAGGCTTATAAAGTCTACAGAATCCACCAGATAGAAAAAGACTTAGGCTTTATGCAGTTAGAAGATTTTAGAATACTATACGAAGACTTGATGGCGGATGTAGTTTAATGGGTTTTCCGTTTGAGATAATAACTATGCTTGGCTCTACTGTACTTGGTGGAGTTATGAGTGTCTGGGCAGAGAGTCGTAAGGCTAAACAAGACAACCAGAAGTTACTTATAACACGTGGCGAGTTTGAAATGAAAGCTCGTAAAGCTGCAAGAGATGTTAAAGATAAAGGATTCCAGTGGACAAGAAGAATCATAGCACTAACATCAGTGTTTGCTATAGTAGTGTTACCTAAACTTGTAGCTGTGTATTATCCTAATGTAGATGTTACTGTAGGTTATACAAACTTTCAACCGGGATTCTGGTTCTTCAAAGAAGGTAGAGATGTATTTGAATGGATAACTTTTCAAGGCTTGGTAATAACACAACTAGATACTAATCTAGTATCAGCTATCATAGGTATGTACTTTGGTGGTAGTTTAGTTAAGAAGTAATATGAACGATTGGGTACAAGCTATAGAGACTATAGGTATACCGGCAGCAGGTGCAGCAGGTTTAGGGTACTTAGTATGGGTACTTTTCAAGTCTTTAATAGCAGACATACATAAGAAGTTAGATACTCAACAAGGCATGATAGTTGCATTGATAGATAGAATAAGACAGATGGATAACGACATGATTAGAATAGATGCCATGTGTCGGGCAGCAATGGGTTTAAAACCTGATATAGATAGGATAGCTAGAGCAGATGGAAAGAAAGACCAAAGAAAAGATTAAGTTTGAATTTTCAGTAATTACTATTTTTGTATTACTGTTTTCAATTAGTTTATTAAGAGCTGATGAAATGGTACATAAGTTTAAGAGTCCTAGCTTTAGCGGTATTAATTCATCTTCACATTATCTTACAATCCAGAACCAAGAGTTCAATCGTAAACAAGCTTTGGCTGCAGAGATAAAAGCATTACAAGATGAGATAGAAAGAGACAAAGAGAACACAACACTTGCAAGGTTTATAAGGAACTTAGAGTCTAGAATATATGCACAGTTATCTAGACAGCTTGTAGATAATTTGTTTGGTGAGACTCCTAGCGATAGTGGAGTACTAGAATTAGAAGGCAACAGAATAGAATATAGTGTTGTCGATGGAATAATAACTTTAAACATAACGGATAGTGATGGTAATACAACGACTATATCTTTGCCTGTTGGCGATTTTTATTTCTAGTTGTGCAGTTATAAGTCATAACGAAGATTTAGTATTATCAAAGAAGATACAATCTCCGGACATATTAGAACTACAATCAGAAGAACTAAAGAATTTACCGGCAGCTTCAGTGATGCCAACGATAGCTATCTACCCTAATAGCTTTAAAGATTTAACAGGGCAGAGAAGAAGTAATAGTACGTTTGCTTTATTTAGTACAGCTATTACACAAGCACCTGAAGCTTTTCTTATAAGAGCTTTTAAACATACATCAGGTGGAAAGTTTTTTAGAGTTGTAGAAAGGGTAGGCTTAGATGACCTAACAAAAGAAAGACAACTTATTAGAAGCACTCGTAAAGAGTTTAAAGAAGATAACAAGATGCAACCTTTGCTTTTTGCAGGGTTACTAGTTCAGGGTGGAGTGGTTAGTTACGAAGCTAACCTAAAGTCTGGAGGTGCTGGTGCTAGATACTTGGGGATAGGTAATAGTAAACAGTACAGAGAAGATACAGTTACAATATCGTTAAGATTAATATCTGTATCAACTGGAGAAGTGTTAATGGAAACATTAGTTTCTAAAAGCATTATATCCACAAGTATTTCTCAAGATATATTTCGTTTTATCGAACAGCAAACAGAGCTTGTAGAGATAGAAGGTGGTGTAGCTGAGAATGAGAGTGTTTCTATAGCTTTGCAAAAAGCAATAGAGACTGGAGTATTAAATATAATAAATATAGGAATAGAGAGAGGCTATTGGAAATATGAACAAACTAAAATTAATGAGCCTAGTTGTGATGATGAATGCATCGCTGCTATACGGGGCTGATAACGAAATATATGTTGACCAATCAGGTGCTACAGCTAATATAGATTTAGAGCAGTTAGGTTCAGGCAATATTATAGGTGGATTACAATCTGCGGCAGGAAGTATGACTCCTTTAGATTTAGACGGTCTTACTATGACTTTAGATATAAATCAAATAGGAAACGCTAATAAATTTTTAGGTGATATTTATGGTGATTCTGTAACAGGATTTTTTGAGTTCGACGGTGATAGTAATGTTTTTACTATACAAGGAGACCCAACAAATACGTTCGGTATTGATAACTCTAATTATAATGTTGATGTTACTGGAAGCTCTAACACATTTACCTTAGACCACGGTACAACTGCACTAGCTGCAACACTAGATTTAGATTGGATTATTCAAGGTGATGATAACACTTTTGATTTCGATATAAATTATGATGGTGCTACTAACTATGTAGATGTTGATGGAGATGATAACACTATAACCTTTACAGGTTCAGGATATGCAGGAGGATACTTCTATCTTGACCAAACAGGAAACAGCAGAACATTTAACATTCAACAGAAGAGTACACAAGATAATGACTGGCTTAAAATTATATCTAACGGTAATAATGGTACTGTTTGTGTCATTCAAAATGACCAAGGTACAGGCACAAGCTGCTAATATTGGAAACATAACAGAGCTTAATGGAGCTGGTAGAGTTGTAAGAGATGAAACTTACGAAGCTTCCATGGCTTTTGACATAAACAGTTTTGATAATGTTCAAACTTCTAACGGGAGATTGGGCATTACTTTTTTAGATGACAGTCAAGTTAGACTTACTGAGCATTCTGAATTAATAATAGACGAGTTTATCTACGACCCCGACCCATCTAAATCTAAGATGGCACTTCAGTTTGCTAGTGGTACTGCAAGGTTTATCACTGGTAAGTTAGCTACAATAGATAAAGAAAATATAATTATAAACACGCCTAGTGCTACGATAGGTATTCGTGGCACAGACTTTACAGTTACTGTAGATGAGTTAGGTAGGAGTCTAGTCATATTATTACCAGACGATGATGGTCTTCCAAGTGGAGAGATTGTTGTCGCAACAGCTATGGGACAGGTAACACTTAACAAGCCTTACCAAGCTACTACAGTTTCAATGTACGAGACTGAACCAACCAAACCCGTTATCCTTGACTTAACCCTTGAGTTAATTGATAACATGTTAATAGTAAATCAACCACGGGAAATAGAACAAGAAGATGAAGGACAAGATGGAAGTAGCGTTTCTAATATTCTTGATGTTGACTTCCTTGATTTCGATGATTTAGATACAGACTATCTTGCAAATGATGAGCTAGAGTTTACAGAGTTAGATATAAATTATCTTGATGTAAACTTTCTAGAAGATTTACTAAACATTATAGAAGACGTAAATGAGCTAGACAATACTGAATCACTTTTAAAAACTGATGTAGATTTAAAAGGAACTCAAATAGGCTTTGACTCTAACACACAAATCAACACATTCCTAAACGATAACCTTATAACCTTTTACAAGTCTTTAGAAGACACCGTAAGGCTAGACTTAGATAGGTCAAACGCTTATACAGTTATCATGATTCAAAATGGTAAGAGTACACAAGTCATTGTCAACGGTGGCGGAGACTCTACCATAAAAATAACGCAAGGAGATTAACATGAAGTGGTCTATTACCCTATTATCTTTACTTACGTTGCCTCTCCTCTTCAACAGTTTACCATTAGAAGTACTAAGACTAAAGACTTTTGACGCTTTAGTAACTGCACAAGAACCTACAGGATACTTCACAACCCTCAACATTACTGAACAAAACCTAGACGATATGGGAGGATACCCTTTACCTCGTCAAGACTTAGCAAAGATTCACAACGATATAATAGAAGCCGGTGCTTTAGGTGTTGGTTGGGTTATGTTATTCCCACATGCAGATAGGTTAGGTGGAGATGATGAGTTTGCTCAAGCCTTACAAAGCTCTGCAAGTGTCATAGCTATGCCAGAAGTAAACAACAATAACTATCCAAAGACAGTTGGTACAGTTATCAAAGGACCGATAGTATCTTTACCAAAGGCTCAAGGCTTTTTAGAGAACATAGATGTATTAAAAGAATCAGCTAATCAAGGTGGTATATCTGCACCGGTGGATGTAGATAATTTAGTAAGGAGAATACCTTTACTACAACAAACAAACAATGGGTGGGTCGCTTCGTTTGGAACGGAAGTTTTAAAAATACTAGGAGGTGGTCGAACTTATCAGATTGTCACAAATCTGAACGGAATAGAACAGGTTAGAGTGAGAGGCATTCCACCCATTGCCACAGATAGTCTAGGTCGTAAATGGATTAGCTGGGTAGATACACCACAGACTACACTAACTGAGATGAATGTTAAAGATAAGTTTGTGTTCGTAGGATTCACAGCCAAAGGAATAACAAATCAAATAGCAACACCTGTCGGGTTGTTAGAACCTCATAAGATACAAGCTGCTCTATCAGAAAGCATGTTGATGGATACACCACAGATACCAGACTATAGGTTGTTTGTAGAATTACTTTTGTTATTGTTCTCAGGATTGCTAACAGCTCTTGCAATAGCACGTTTAGGTATTACATGGGGCATAGTATCAGTCGGTAGTTTAATGACAGGAGTAGGCTACTTTGGATATAGTGTCATACAAAATAATATATTGATTGATGTTACATGGAGTATGACAAGTATGACACTTATAGCTACTTTACAATTCTATCTAAACTTTAGAACACAGTTCAAGCTTAGACAACAAATTAAGAAACAGTTTGAACATTACCTTGACCCAAGACAAGTCAAACAACTACAAGATAACCCTGAGCTTTTGAAGTTAGGTGGAGATAGAAGACGTTGTACGTTTTTATTTACAGACGTGCGTGGGTTTACAAGCTTGTCAGAGAAATTAGAACCCGAACAAGTTACAGAAATAATGAACAAGGCATTAACCATACAAGCTAATGCAGTTAAAGAATACGGTGGGATGGTAGATAAATATATTGGAGATGCAATGATGGCTATCTTTAATGCACCTATAGACCTTGAAGACCATGAGAATAAAGCAATCCTAACAGCCCTGAAAATAAAGAAAGATATGGAAGAAGCCAACCTAGGAATAGAGATAGGTATCGGAATAAATACAGGAGAGGCAGTTGTAGGTAATATGGGAAGTGATACACGATTTGATTATTCTGCTATTGGCGATGCTGTTAATCTAGCGGCTAGGCTAGAGAGTTCTACTAAAGAAGTTGGAGAGGATATAGTGATTGGATATACCACAGCTATGAACTCTGATATACCCACTCGTTATCTAGACCCTATTAAAGTAAAGGGTAAGAAAGATGAGATAATTATTTATACTACTAGAACATTGAGTTCTCTTTGAAAGTAATCATGTAAGTTTTCTAACTTAGCCTTTCCATTTCTAATAATAGTTTTCATCAATGGTCTATCATCAATAGGGAATACTTCATCTACCATGTCTTCAGGTAGCATACTAAACTCTGTTACTATTTTATTATCTCTTGTTAAAAGTATTTTGAAGCTTACTAAGTTAGCTTCGGATTTATTAATCATTAGGTTCCTCTAGGTTTGTAAATTTAATATTGTCCTGTCTACCTCGAAGCCCTGCTTTCATATAAGTAGTAGCCCTACCTTCAAAAAAGTTCTGATGTTCTACTCCAGTTACTTCATCAATCCAACCAAGAGGATTCTCTCTCTGGTCAAAGTTAGTCTTTAATCCTAACTGAAGCAATCTTCTATCTGCTATGTATCTATTGTAAGCATACATATCTTTCTTAGTTAGTCCTTGTATATCTCCCATATCAAAAACTAAATCTAAAAACTTATCTTCTAACTCTACCATGTGTCTGCATATGTCATAGAGTTCTTTCTTAAAATCATCTGTCCATATCTCTATGTTCTCTTTGATGAACTCTCTAAACAATTTAGTCATAGCTTCAACGTGCATAGACTCATCACGGATAGAGTAAGTAACTATCTGTCCCATACCTTTCATCTTACCAAACCTTGGAAAGTTTAATAAGATTGCAAAGCTACTGAACAACTGTAGTCCTTCTGTAAAAGCTGAGTAGACTGCTAAAGTTTTTGCAATGGTAGTCTTATCAGACTTAAGAGGTTTAAAGTTACCAACGTAGTCGTGCTTGTCTGACATCTCTTCGTACTCTGCAAAAGCTTTGTACTCTATATCAGGCATACCAACTGTATCAAGTAACAAACTGTAAGCATGTTGATGTATTGATTCCATGTTTGCAAAAGAACCCATCATCATTCTTGATTCTGGCTTTT